AATTGCGACTTGTCGAGATCAGCTTTTAGGCACGTAGAAAACGGACGCAGACACTAACACCAAACTAACAACCAAAGACCTAAAACCTTTCAACAAATGACCGAAGAACAACAAAAAGAGCTGCGAAAGAAAAACGCGGCAGAGGCTAAAAGAATTTTGTTTGGTGATGATGATTTTATTGATGGAGTAGCAAGCCATGTTTAAACAAGATTACGATAAGTTTGAGTCCATGCTTGGCGATGTTGCTGCTATGTTTGGCAAAACAATGTCTACAACTCAAACAGCAATGTACTTTAGAGCATTATCTCAATACCCACTTGAGGCCATGCAATTAGCACTTGATGCCCATGTTTGCAGCGCAGAACGCGGGCGTTTCATGCCGCTACCTGCCGACCTTATCGCGCAACTAGAAACAGCACGGTTTGACGGTCGCCCAATGGCTGAGGAAGCGTGGTCTAACGCTATTAAATCACTTGATGAAAACGAAACTATCGTGTGGACAGAGGAAACGGCAGAGGCGTGGTACTCATGCGCTAATGAGTTAATGCTTGTTGGCGATAAATTCAATGCCAGCCGTGGTTTTATCGCTAAATATGACGATCTTGTGTTGATTGCTAGGAAACAAAATAAGCCTATTGTTTGGCAGGTGGCGCAGGGTTACGACAAAGATAAGCGTAACCAAGTAATCCGCGAAGCCTACAAAACAAAAAAAATAACGCAAGCACAAGCCATTACTTTGCTACCGCATCACAAAATCGACGGGAAACAATATGCAGCGATAAAATCCACGGTTTCGCTAATGATTGAAAAAAATGGATCGAATGCTGGTCACGCAATGCTTGAACGCTCAGAAGAACTGAAAACAGCAGCCCAAATACATCAAGACAGAATCGCAATGCTTAGAAAAGCGTTACAGGCGGAAGAAAAGCCTCGTTATGACGGCGCAAAGTCAAAACGCGATACTTTGTCTATCTTTGAAGATGCCGAGCGTTTAGGCGTGTTTACGAGCGACTCAGAGCGTAAGTTTTGGTTAAAGAAAGCAGGTAACGGCGAAAGCATGAGAGATTTACAGTTAATCATGCTTGAAAAACGACAAGAATTAAAAGAGCAGGTTACAGCATGAAAAAGAAAGTACAAAAAGCTATGACTCAACAACACATTGAGAATTGCGTAGATATAACAAGCGATGTTGCGATTTTATTGGCACAAGTCGGCATACATGAAATTGACGAACGCGCACTTGATATTGCAATTCATCAAACGATTAAAGCGCAAGACTTGTTAAATCATGCGGCTGGCTTGTTTTTTAATCGCAATCGGCAAGGACTGATAACTTTTAATCAGTTGTTGGCAACACTCTAATTTTTGAGCTTCTGAAATGATTGCACTGGAATGGATTTGCAATGGATTTGCTATGGAATTATCTTAGCTTGTATCTTTTCTTTCGTGATGATTGCAAAACACCACAAAAGATAACAAGTTAAATAACCGCCAAACGCACCAAAATCGCCAAGAAGGGCGATAAAAGTTAAAAGATGTGGATTCTATAGGCTTGCATAAAACACAAGCCTTAAACGCAAAAATTGAGATATTCAACATGACAAGATTAACAACAAACGAGGCGAGAGAACTAATCGCTAAAGACCGAAAAGAACGGGCTAAGCCAAAGCGCACGATGGAAACGGTTATTCGTGCCAGTAAACACGCCTCCAAACTGCCACCAGCCAACAAGGTGGCGGTAAATAAATTCGGCAATCAAATCTGTCATGCCGATGGTTATACATTTCAGTCAAAATTAGAGCGTGATTATTATTATGAGCTTAAAATAAAATTACGCGCTGGATTAATCCGCAATCTATTATTACAACAGTCATTTGTGATTATGGATGAGATTATTCTGTACGGTAAAAAACGGAAGGCACGCGAATATATCGCTGATTTTACTTTTTTTGAAGATGACAAAGACGGTAACAGTTGTTTTGTGGTTGTCGATACTAAAGGAAAATTAACACCTGAATACATATTAAAACGCCATGCGATGAAATTGCGGAATAATATCGAGATTCGTGAAGTTTATGCAGGAAAGACAGGAGCGCGTTAAATGAAAATTAAAGATTGGCACTGCCCAAATGACCAAATGTGTAATTTAGGGAGGCACTCTTGGAGCGTGCCTAGACTTTTTGAGTTGGCGAGAAACCTCCAAGTTATGGAAGTCCCTTTGAACCATCTAAGCCTTTACTACACATACGAAAAGCTCACATTGCGCGATGTTGTAATGCACATGAACGCTGTTAATAATGCCGATTTAGACAAGCCGATAATTTTAGACGAGGACGGCGAGTTAATGGATGGAAGGCACAGACTTATGAAGGCCATGCTACTAGGGCATGAGAAAATAAAAGCAGTAAGGTTTGATGAAAATCCAAGCCCTTGCCGCGTAAGTGATACTTGAAAATCAAAATGGTAAAGAAAAACCCTCGTAATGAGGGTTTCTTTTTAGTTGGTGGCGGCTATTAGCATTTGCCAGGTATAAGCAAAAGCTAAGGCGAACAACACGCAGCCATACAAGAATTCTTTCATTTTGCAGCATTCCTAAGTAAGTATTTAATCGCTTGAGTATTGCCACCATGAACCGCAGCAAGAGCATTTAAAGAGGCCAAAATATCAGCCTCAGTAGCAGGGTTAATTGCTAAAGGAACATGCACCACTTTCTTAGCGTAACGCGATTGTTTGGATTCAGCTTTCATAAATCACCTTTAGAGAAACCACCCTCCCCCTTTGGGTGAAGGTGGGGGATGTTTAAGTAATTGAATAGCCAGCAACGCGCCAATCCAGTTCATCAAGATCATATTCTTTAACGTCTTGTTCTGTTTGATAGTAGTGAGCAGTCAGTAGCACCTCATCACCATCTTCATTTTTCGCGTATGTATGAGCAGTGAATTCAACCGTGCCATCGCCCATAACGCGATTAGAAAAATCAACACTCGCATTATCAGTCATATCAACAGAAAAACAACCAACCACGATAGCCGCTTGGCAGCGAGTCAAAAGTCCGCGAGCATTGAAGTCAAAAATGTTGCTTACTTTGTCGCAAGCATTTTTAATATCATCCTCATCGGTTGATCCGCCCAATAGAGCATTAACCGACTTATTCATTAATGCCATGTATTCATTTGTGAAGCCTGTCGTATTATCTTGAGTAAAGTATTGCATGATTACACCCCCTTAAAAGCATTGCGGTTAATGATCCAGCTATTGCGATAAGCAGTCTCTTTAGTGCCAATTACGCCATTGATAAAACCCGTAGCATTAAATAAATGCAATACTGTCTGAGTATGACCACCGCGACCAATCACACCAACCACCACTAAAATGTTTTTTAACTCAGGATTTTCGTTGAACAAAGAAACCGCTTTTTTGTTCACACTTGCGCGAATTGAATGCAACTTTGCTTTGTGATAATTCCAGCATGAACTATCTGCTAAGAATTTTACGCCAATTGGCAACGACTCAATTACCTGTTCTTTTATTGATGTTTTCATCATATTTACCTTCGGTTAGCCGCTGGATTGCGACAAGATAATCATAGAGTAAAATACGTTACTGGTAAAATACTTTACCAAATAACCCGACGAACGGTAAGCTAATGTTCGTTTGCTAACACTCGCTATGTGCGCTATATTTTGCAAATGTTCGGTAGCCCACAATAACGAGATGACCACCATGACTATCGCTATACGAAATTGCCCCGTTAAACTACCCCTAACACTGCTAAAACCATTCATTAAAAATATTTCATTCATTGCCGTCCACTGTTCCGCAACACCGACGTCAATGGCCAATATTGGCGTTATTGAAATTGATAAAATGCACAGGCAGCGTAGTTTTGCGTGCATTGGTTATCACTATGTCATTAAACGAGACGGCACAATTGAGCGCGGCAGGCCAATTAATACTATCGGCGCACACATCGAAGGGTATAACTCTGTAAGTCTTGGTATATGTCTTATTGGTGGCATAGACGACAAAGGCAGACCTGTTAATAATTACACTCCCGAACAATTCGCAGCACTAAAAGAATTAATCCTCACGCTTCAACAGACCCGGCCATTCGCTTTAGTGCTTGGCCATCGTGATTTTTCACCCGATAAAAACCATGATGGTATTATCAGCCCAAACGAATATGTGAAGGCGTGTCCGTGCTTCGACGTGCGTCAGTGGATGATAAAAAACCATATCCCCGTACAGGAGCAAAAGAAGCCATGAAGAAATCCCCACTCAGTAAGGCTATTCGCTGGATTAAAAACCGATTAGCAGAGCCGACGACAAAAACAGGCGTAGGTTTAGCATTAACACTGGCATCAACAGCATTGCCGCAATATGCCATTCCGCTAAATTTAATATCATTGGTGCTTGTTGGGCATTTAATCGTCGCTAAAGATGCAGGTTCACCCGATGCAAACCCTAAATAAGAAAAAGAATAAGGATTCGATCATGCCTGAAAAAAATCCCGAAAATTGGGTGGCGGTAACTTTTTTGCTTAAATGGATTGCCGATAACTCACAATTGCTTGCCGCGGTTGCCTTGTCGTTTGTGATAGCAGTATTTAGAACGATAAAAAAAGAAGGTAAGGTCGATTTAATTGAAGCAGGTCTTTGTGGCATGTTGACGCTTTCGTCATACTCTTTAGTTGAGTATTTAGGCTTTCCTTTGAAAATATCTATTTTTGTCGGCGGCATGATTGCGTGGCTTGGTACAGCTTGGTGCAAAAAGTATGTTAAAGCTATGTTGTTATGGGCATTAACAAAAGCTGGATTGATGAAAGAGCGAGATTTTTAATGGCAGGTAAGGCGAAAACCGCAGGTGGACTTACGCCGAACATGGAAGTGTTCGCGGTCGGTCTTGCTAGTGGTTTAAGTCAGGCAGAAGCGTATCGGAAAGCATATCCTAGCTCGCTAAAATGGCCTGATAAAACAGTATGGTCAAAGGCTTCTGAGTTAGCAGCAAATGGAAAGGTTTCGGGAAGGGTAAAAGAGTTATTAGAAAAAGCGTGCGAAGAAAATGAGATCACTGTTGTTAAGGTTCTCAAGCGTTATTGGGACATTGCCACGGCAGACCCAAACGAATTAACGCAATATCGGCGCGAGAATTGTCGATATTGCTATGGCATAAACCACCAATATCAATGGAAAGATGCAGCCGAGTTTTTTGAAGCAGAAGAACAGCGCAATAAAGAGATTGATGAAGCTGAAGAAGCCAACAGCCATAAGCGCGGCAAATCAAAGCACATACAAGTACCGCCACCGCTTGAAAACTTAGGCGGCTATGGCTTTGATCCACTCCTAAGCCCACATGCCAAGTGTCATAAATGCAATGGCGAAGGCGAAACAAGAGTATTCTTTAACGACACGCGCCACCTTAAAGGCGGTGCTCGATTGCTTTATGCAGGCGTAGAGATTGGCAAAGATGGTTTAAAGATTAAAATGCACGATCAAAAAGCGCATCTTGATAAAGTTGCGGCTTATTTGAACATGGATAAAAAGGTCTTAGGTGGCGACAAAGAGAACCCACTCATGCCAACCCCCGCAGCAGTCACGCGCATTGTGATTGTGCCAGCTAAAGAAACAGCAATCGTGGAGCAACGTCCAATGGATGATGAGCAAGAGGAGGACGAAGAATAATGGCTGATTGGTCTGCCGCCGCCGTTAAATTAGACCCTGATTTCATTCCACCAGTACGAACACTAAAAGCGAGTTGTTCCGCACGCACGCCTATCGCTTTAGCAGTCAATGACGAAACACTGTGGGAACCCACGGCAAGACAGTCTGTTTTTTTGGCATGCGATGATTTTGAAGTCTTATACGGTGGCGCGGCAGGTGGTGGTAAATCAGACGCACTACTCATTGATGCCTTATGCCTGCAACACAATGCCCCTAATAATCACAATCACCGCGCAATCCTATTTAGACGATCATTCCCTGAGTTACGCGACCTGATCAACCGTTCGCTTGAGCTATATCCACTCATTGTTGATGGTGCAAAGTACAACAAAACCGAAAAGATATGGACATTCCCAAGTGGCGCAACTGTTGAATTTGGTTATCTACAGAACGATGATGACAGATTGCAGTACCGTGGCCGCGCATGGAATTACATGGGCTTTGATGAGTTGACCCTATGGGCAACCAATGTCTGTTATCTATATCTATTCTCTCGCTGTCGATCCGCTGATAAAACATTACCGAGATACATTCGCGCCACCACCAACCCCGATGGCCCTGGTCAAAAATGGGTGATGGAGCGTTGGGGCATTGAGAAAAGCGGAAAAGAAACTAATATCCCAGTTGATATTGTTGATGAAGATGTTCGACTAATAACAACCATTCGCCGCCGATTCATCCCTGCAAAACTTAGCGACAACATTCACTTAGCAGGCACAGGGTACCGCGAAGCATTACTGCAAATGCCCCCCGATGAACGTGATTCATTGCTCAAAGGATTATGGAATGGCAACAAGGTTAAGGGAGCGTACTACGTCAACGAAATGCAGAAGCTACGCGCAGAAGGCCGCATTCGCTCAGTCCCGTACACACCAGGCATACCAGTACAAACCTATTGGGACTTGGGAATGAATGACACCACTGCAATATGGTTCATGCAGTATGTGGCGGGTGAATCCCGTTTTATTCATGCGTATGAGAATAGCGGGGAATCTTTAGAACATTACGCACAGTATTTACAAAAGAAAAATTGGGTATATGGTGTCCATCACTTGCCGCATGATGCAGCCAACAGAAGCCTACAGACGGGTATATCTAGCGAGCAGCTAATGCGTCAGTTATTGCCTGGTCATCGTTTCGTCATAGTCCCACGCATTGAAGCTGTTATCACAGGAATTAATCAAACCCGTATGGCACTATCTGCAAACATTTATATTGATGAGGTGGGTTGTGCCGATGGCATAGCCGCACTAGACAGCTATCAGAAGAAATACAACTCAGCCGCCGATGTTTATACCGACATCCCCTTGCATAACCGTTATAGCAACTATGCGGACGCTATCAGGCAGTGGGGGCAGTATGGGCATCGGGCCGTCACTAAAAGGCCGCAAAGCAGCGGCAGAGACTCATGGAAAACACTATGACAGCACCACTAATCATCCCCGAATATCAATCCAATGGCCAAGTCACTTTTGGCGAGCAAGGCTTTGAGCAAACATTACGCTATGGCTTAGAGATGTTTGTGCATAATATGCCGTGCCAAGACGATCAAGGCCGACCACTGCACTACGATTACCCTCACATGATTTTTGGGCGAGTGGATGAAAACGGTAAGCGCGGCAACCTATCAGGGTTTAGCCTCAATTCTGCCAGCGTGCTCAACGTCACCACAGGATTCAAAGTAGGCGAGCATCGTATGCAGCCGATTGAATTCCTTGCTCAGTGTATTGGCTATGACTTATGGCCTAATGGCGCAATCAAAGAGCACGTTTTCTATATTGCAGACGTGATCTCAAAATACTTAACAGACGTGTTTCACACCAAGCCCGAAAGAATGAGTGATGAAGCTAAGAAAATTCACAATATGCTTGACCGTTCAGGCTTACAAATCATTGCCGATGGCAAGGTGGTATTAGATGCGCGATAACAACCTTGCTGTACTTGATACCAGCAATCCGACAACCGTAGCAGAACAAGAGCATTTAAACTGGCTTGAGGGTTGCTTTAATCGTGAGCTTTCATTGCGCCGCTACAAGATGCGCGAATCCTCAATCGACGAAGCCTACTACGATAACGAGCAATGGTCAGAAGATGACAAACTGGTACTGGAAGAACGAGGCCAAGCACCTTTAGTCTTTAACGAAACACGCGGCGCAGTGGATTGGATTTTGGGTAGTGCTATCCGTGGGCGTACTGATTGGAAGGTTTACGGACGTGGCGTAGAAGATGCAGACCATGCCGACATTAAGAACAAGCTGATTAAGTACATATCGGACATTAATCGCGCAGGGTGGCAGCGTAGTGCGGCATTTGCCGAATGTGTGAAGTCAGGCGAAGGATGGACAGAGGTTTGCATAGAGGCCGATGACTTTGGCAAAAACCAAATCGTTTTTCGTCAGGAGTCATGGCGCAACATCATGCTTGATAGCTCAAGCAAACGATTGGACATGAGCGATGCGCGTTATGTTATCCGTAGTCGTATTATTGATATTGAGGATGCAGTTGTCCTATGGCCACAACATGAGGTCATGCTACGGTCATTAGCACGCGAACGCACGGTCTTAGAGTTAGAGGTTCGCTCAGAGCTTGAAGGGCTAGGCTCAGGTAGCAGTTACGAAAGCGAGCAGGGCTTTATGTCAGCCAATGCCGCGATGATGATTGGTAGTCGCCCTGCTATCCGTCTTATTGAGGTTTGGTATCGCAAACATACGCGCGTTAATGTGTTGCATAGCCCACACCCACAGATTGACGGCCTCACATACGACGAGAACGACGAACAGCACAAGCAATGGTTACAGCATGGCTATGCTACAAAAGCCAATGTTCGCCAACGTCAGGTACGTTTATCCGTGTTTACCGCTGGATTCATGTTGTCGGACGCTAAAAGCCCATATAAACACAACCGTTTTCCCTTTGTTCGTCGTGTTGCTTACATTAACGCAGCAACAGGTCAAACGTATGGCGTTATTCGTTGTGTCCGTGATATTCAGGATGACTTGAACAAACGCCGAAGCAAGGCACAGCTATTACTCAGTACGCGCCGAGCCATAGTCGAAGATGGTGGTGTGGAGGATATGGACGAATTTGCCGAGCAGATGGCAAAACCAAATGGCATATTGCGCGTTACCAGCATTAACAAGATTAAGCTGGAAGAACAGGCGGTCTTAGCCGAGTCCCATGTGCGTATGGCCGAACAGAATAGCGCGTACATACGGCAGATTAGCGGCGTAACAGGTGAAAACTTGGGTATGCAGACAAACGCTACGTCAGGCGTGGCGATTGATGCGCGATCCGAACAAGGCACGATCATCACCACTCCACTCATGGACAATAACCGCTTGGCGCATCAACTAGAAGGCGAGCTATTGTTATCGGTGATTGAGCAGTTCATGGATGAGCCGATGCAATTCCGTGTACTTGGCCCTACAGGTGACCCTGACTTTATCAAGATTAACGATGGCACAGCGAAGGGCGACATTACCGCATCTCAATGTGACTTTGTTGTGGACGAGGAAAACTACCGCGTTAGCCAAAAATCAGCGATGGCCGAACAGTTTAGTAAAATTGCCCAAGTGTTTGCCCAAGCAGGCCAGTCACAGGTGGCTGCCGCGTTTATGGTGGCGGCACTTAATCTGCAAGATATTCCAAACCACCAGCGGATTATGCAGCAGGTCTACCAAATGACAGGTTTGCCTGATCCGAACGAATCGAAAGAAGATAAGGCGGCACGCGAACAGGCACAGGCACAGGAAGCACAAGCACAGGCCGAGTTAGCCAATCGTAAGGCTCAGGCCGATGTTGCCCTGATTGAGTCAAAAGTTGCAGATATGGCCGCGACAACAGGGCTAAAAGAGAATCAGGACATTCAACAGAAGCTAATTGCGCTAAAAACTGCTATGGAAGCCAGTGGGTTATTGCTACAACAACCACAATTGGGCATACTCACAGATGACTTACTTAAAAACATAACAGGCATCATTGCCGCCGAAGAACCAGCAAAGCCTGTTAGCGTCAATCCCGTTACACAAAACCCGAACCAAGCGACACCTAACCTGCCCGAACCCACGGCGGGAACACAATCGCTTGCTCCACCTGTTGAGGCTTAAAACATGGGCGTGAATATAGAATCCTTAGATACTCCTCCAACACCTGAAGAACAGGCATGGCTTGATAGCTTGTCAGAGGAAGAAAAAGAGATCCCAGTCATTGAAGCCAGCGATGACGAAGTATCAACCGTAGCAGAAGATATTGCTGGCAATGTGTTTCTTGAAGCAGAAGATGAACACGTTGAAGCCGAAGATGACGAAGCAGCCACCGAAAAAACAGAAGAACAGTTAGCAGCAGAAGCCGCCAAAACTGTTGAAGATGCACCAGGCGACGACAGCAAATTACAAAACCTTGAAGCATTAAGCGACGAGTTGATTTTGGTTAATGCCGCGTTAGAAGATGCGGCGGCAAAGGTTGATGAGGCCAGCGATGACCTAACCGCCAAAATGACCGCGCTAGAAGAATTAGCAGAAGCCCTTGATGATGGTCTTATTGGTGATGGTAAGTACAACCTTGAAAAAGTTAAGCTAGAAGCAGAAATCGCCAAGCTAACCGCCACCGTTGACAAAGCCGCAGCAATTAAAGCTGAAAATGAGGCGAAAGCAGCAGACCTTAGTAAACAGGTTGAAGCCGCCGAGCAGCAGCAAGAGCAAGTAATTGCCAAGCTGCAAAAAGAATGGGTTGATGATACTGCCACCTTTTTAGCATTACCTGAAAACGCTATTTTTGCTCAAGACCCCGAAGCTGAAAAAGCTATTGCCGATATGGTTGGTGTTATTCATAAACGAGCAGTGGCAAAAGGCATCACATTAAGCAATAACGAAGTTTTAGCACAGGCGCGTGCGGCGGCAAAGGTTATTTACCCTGCTATTCCTGATTCAACCAACAAACCTGTTGTTAAAAAAGAAGGTGTTCAGGTTAAGCCAAAACATAAACCTGAGCCACCTATCACGCTTGGCGGAGTTGAAAAGGCCGTCGATAATGATACAAGCGGCAAAGACCCATTGGAGCGCATTGACCGCGCACCACGAGAGGTTCGTCAAAAAGCCTATCGTGATATGAGTCCAAGAGAAAAAGAAATTTATCTAGGATTTGCTTAATGCGGAAAATCTATCTCAACGCTAAAGTCGGTGATACGCTACAGATAGATGGACACACGGTAACTGTCATTGCTAATCCCAAGCGTCATGTTAGATTGATGTTTGAGACAGACGCTCATGTAGCTATCGTGAAAAAAGAAAATGCCGACGAAAGCAGGGCGCATAAGTGCCATTCATTAACAAACACTGAGGTGTAAATTATGAGTGCCACCAATATCCCCTTTGGCAGTCCTCTTGCAGTAAAACGATTCTCGACGATGTTGTTTGAAGAAATGCCTGCTATGTCTTATTGGCATACGGCGTTTATGGCAAACGAAACGGCGATGGCTCAATCCCCCGTGCAAATTACCGACGACTTGAAAAAGTCCGCTGGTGATACTGTGCAAGTTACCTTGCGTATGAACCTGATTGGTGATGGTGTTTACGGCGATGATTGGCTAGAAGGCAATCAGAAGCGTTTAAGCTACTACACTGATAATGTCATCATCAATCGTGTCCGTTGCCCGACAGACGCAGGCGGAAAAATGTCCGCACAGCGTACCGTGCAGAATATGCGTAAAGATGCAAAAGAGCTTGTTACCCAATGGTGTGCCGACTACTTAGATGAAAATTTCTTCTTCTACTTGGCTGGTGCTCGCGGCGTAAACACTGCCTGTATCCTTTCCACTGGTTACACTGGTATTCAGGATACACAAGGCTTTGTCGCTCCTGATTCGTCCCACCAGTTCTACACAACCAATGCCATACTCAATGCCGCAAGTTTGACTTCTGACGACAAAATGACCTTGCAGGTTATTGAGCGTGCAGCAGCCATCACCGCAACATTGGGAGGCGGTCAAACTGGCGTTCCTCCTGTACGTCCTATCAAGCAGGGTGGTAAGGATTACTACGTTTTCTTGATGCACACCAACCAGCAATACGATTTACGCCAACAAGTTGGCAGTAACTCATGGTGGGAAATGGAAAAGGCATTAACCACGTCCGTTGGTAAAGAATCCGAGCTATTCAAAGGTGGCTTAGGTATGGTCAATAACATGGCCCTACACGTCCACAAAAAAGTTGTTCGCTTCAACAATGCCGGGGCAGGCGGAAACGTCGAAACAGCGCGTGCTTCTGTCATGGGTGCTCAATCCTTGATTGCTGCGTTTGCTGGCTCAGGCGTAGGTAAAGACCGCTATAGTTGGGTTGAAACCTTTGGCGATTTGGATAATAGCCGCGCGATTGTGACAGCGGACATGATGCTTGGTATTAAGCGTCCGAAGTTCAATAGTAAGGATGTTGGTTCTATTCACTTTGACACCGCCGCTGTTGACGCTTAATCGCGTAACAGGCATGGGCTAGGCCAGCAATGGCCTAGCTTATTAACAAAGCTCTTGGAGTAAATTTATCATGGCTAGTAAAACCGTTAGTCACGCCCGTTACGCAGAAGATGTAATCGTCCCCGATCCGTTTGGTGGCGCAGGTGATGTTAATGAAGTTGTTTTATCGTACACACCAACCGCTACCATCACGTTAGCTCAGAATAATACCTTAACGTATTATCTTGGCCGACTACCCCCAAATATGCGTATCACCGATATGCGTTTAATTAGTGATGCGATGGGCACAGGTGTTAATGCTGTTGCTGGTATTTTGGAAGATCGTGCTACGGCATGGGCTACTCAAACTACTACGCCAACCGTTGAAACCGCTTTCATTTCGTCCTCATCCGTTGCTACCGCCACCGCCGCCTTGCGTGCCAACACGTCCGCAGGTGCGCGTCTTGCAGTTGATGAAACAAACGATAGTGCGATTGGTGTGCAGTTGACTGCTACTGATGCAGGTGGCGCGTCGATTACTACGTCATTACGCATTGACTTAGTAGTACGTTACGCAATGAAAAACGCAGGCGATTAATTGCTTGTCATCACCACTCAACAAGGACGTTGAGTAACCTAAACGGCATAATAACCGTGCGCCGTTTTAATCCTTAGAGATTATCGACTATGAAAATCCGCTGCAAAAACCAAACACGCCCTAAAAATACTGTTGTCCCTTTTGGTCATAAAGGCAAGCCTGGTTACGTTGAATATGAATTCAAGCCAATTGACCCAAAATTACACCGTGAAGATTTAAACAATCCGCATATTTGCGATGTTCTTATCCCTGCACATATCAACTCCTTGCTGGCTGTCCCTGATACATACGCGGAATACGCCGAAGGTTCGGCCATTGAAGATGATGACATTCAAAGCGGAGACTCGAAAGAAGTCGGCGGCCTTGAAAATGAATTTGATAACTTAACGGCATGGGATGCTGAAAAAATGAATGAAGATGATCTTCATCGTTTTGCCGTAAAAGTCATGCAGGTTCACCCGAAGCAAAAAGCAGGCATTATTGCGTGCATGAAAACCGCTTTAGGCATTAAAAAAGTTAATGAAGCTGATACTTGTCAGGCATTGTTGCGTCAATCCGCTGCGAAGATGATTGGCCAAGCAAAGACATTGGCAAAAGAAGCCGAAGCACGCGACAAAGCGGAAAAGGCAGAAGCTAAACGCATTAAAGAAGCCGACGAAAAAGCAGTTGCCGAAGCACGCGCAGCAGAATTAGCCGCACTTGAAGCAGCCAAGCAAAAATAAGCAAAGGTGAATAGCAATGGCAACTTGTGCCGCATTAATTGATCTCGTTCGTGAAGTCACTTTAAAAGACCCAAGTGCAATTACTTGGACCGCCAGTGATTTAGTGCGCGTATTCAATGATGCGGTACAAGCCCTAGCTACTTATCGACCCGATGCTTTCCTTTACACTGGCCCTGTTGCATTGACAGAAGGAACGTACCAAACCGCACCAGCGGACTGTTTGCGTATTGTGGCTATCTCTCGCAACCGTGGAGCAGCAGGTATAGGTGCTGGACGTGCAATCCGTTTGGCAGATATGGACATTAAAGACGCTATCAATCCAAATTGGCACACCGCCACCGCACGATCACCCGTTGAAGAATATTTTTATAATCCATTACGACCTAAAGAATTCTTTGTTTCGCCTCCTGCACCATTAACACCAGCGGGATACGTTGAAGCAACCTATGTAAAAACACCGACAGAAATCGCAGCCAAGACAGACACTATGCCCGTCGATATATCGTACTCGCCAGCATTGCAGGAATGGATGCTCTATAAACTATTTGGTGGCGATAACCCTGAATCGGGTACATACACCGAAGCTAAGGACCATCAAGCAACATTCTTTAAACTGCTACAGATTAAATCATCGGCAGATGTTGGTGTATCTGCTAAACCGAAGGGAGCGCAATAATGGCCTCATCATTATATAGTGTGTGGCTACCTAGTATTTTAGTGGACGTTCCGACCTGTTCAATAGATATGGTTAATGAATCTGTCCGTGACGTAGTGATTGATTTTTGCAAACGAACTAAGGTTCTACGTGTTGATGCTGATCCGTTTTATACCGTCATTGGCGATTCTAGCTACACCCTAACGCCACCCACCGACACACAGATTATTGATGTGTTGACGCTAAAATATAATGACAGCGTGATGATAAAACCGCAGTTACGCGAAGAATTAGACCGAAGAAGCCCAAACTGGCAAACACTAGAAGGCACGCCTAATAGTTTTTTATCTACTCGCCCAGGTGAGATTGTCTTTGATCGTATCCCTCAAGAGGTTGTTGTCGTAAGGCCATTCGTAGCGGTTAAGCCATCGCAAACATCGCAAGGTGTTGATGAATTTATCTTTGAAGAATTTAAAAAAGATATTAAGCACGGCGTATTAGCCTTTTTATTTTCTCAGCCTAATAAAGCCTATAGCAATCCAGCATTGGCCGCGTATCACGAATCGGCTTTCGAGCGTAGCATTATGTCAGCAACAAGAAAGTCGCAGGCAGGCTACAACAGTAAAAAACAATTCCAATGTCGGGCTTATACATTTTAGGAGCAGTTATGTCTCTCTTTACGCTTACTGTTTCTTTATCAGCACTTGGCTTACCAGTTGTCGCAAACAATGTTGCCGTTATTGCTAAAAAACGAATATTAGCGACAGACGCATTCCCGCCAATAAGCAATTTATACGAAGTTAAAAGCCTAACCAATATTAGCGGCATTGCTACAGCTTCATTAGACCCCGATGATGCAACTGTCTATCATGAGATAAAAATATACGACCTGCTTGGTGTGATGATTTATTCAAAAGTGTTTACCATGCCTCCGCAGGCAGTAGCACTTACCGCATTGCCTGTTCCAGATATTATTACTGAATCGGCAGCAGCAGCAGTTTCCGCCGCTATTACAGCAACGGAGCAAGCGGTTATCTCTACCGAAAAAGCAGTTACAGCTACAAATCAGGCTGTTATTGCAACAAATGAAGCGGTTTTAACCGCAGCATACCGTGTACAAACAGGTCTTGACGTAGTAGCAACAGCCGCAGATAGAGTACAAACAGGATTAGACAGAGTACAAACAACGGCAGATGCAGCAACAACAATAGCAGCGCGTGATGCCTCGTTATTATCATCGGGACTATGGCCAACAGCAGCAGCAGGTATTGGTAACGGCGTAGCAGGTACTAGCGGATTAGTCGCAGGTTCAGGCGGTACTAACGGTACGTTTGCACTAGCGTTCAGTGGTGGCACTCAAGTCCTTGCCCCAGTTGGTTATTTTGTTGTTTCAGGTGGAGTAGTAACACAAGTTGTCATAACGTACAAAGGCTATTACAGTGCAGGTACGCCAACAATTAGCTTTGCGGAAAGTAGTGGATTAACAGGCGCAAGTGTTACAGCAGTCATGGCCGTTAATACTCCGCTTAATCAATATTTTACTGTTCCATCAAGTCCAGATTCATTAATTCTATACAAAGTAACAACAGGGCCAGCAGCTACGGAACAAACGCGCTACCCAAGTTCTACGGCAATTAACAATCTAAAAACATTTGCGGGTAAATATAACGGATGGCCTGATCCATTTTTTAGAAAGTTTGACCTAACGAGCAAGACATTTTTAGGCAAAGACCGCTGGTGGTCTAGTGCGTCAGCGTTTACAAGCGTGAGTCGTGTAGCAAATACCGTGTTTAATGGTTATGCAATTAGACGTGCAGCAGATGCGAGTACGACACCACTGAATGGTCCCGTCATCTATCTCAATGACATTGGTGTTACAACAGGCGACACAATCACAGTCTATACGCTAATTACTGGCACCAGTGGAACGATCAATTGCCCTGGTAGATTCGACAATGGCACAGACAGCGGTTGGGTCGGCTCTCAATTTACGCCAGTTAATGCCACGGGAGGCGGCACATTAACTGCCCCGTCATCTACGCCGCAATGGTTGCGTCACTCTGTCACTGTACCTGCGGGTGCAACACGCTTTGTCATCTATCCGTACACTACGACACCAAGCGTAACTTTTGACATAGTAGCCTTTTGGGGCGGGAAAGGTGCAGTAGCAGATATTCCTGATTGGCCGACTCAGCAAGACGAGTTTTATTATCGTCTGCGTGACATCGACTTAACATCTCAGACAACAATCAACACTCAGCAAACAGCCGAGCTTGACTATATGATGACGAGCTATGGCGTGGTCACAGCAGCGACAACAGCGACTAATTTAGCGGTTACAGGCGCATCAACTGATGCAACGTATAGCAATCCATTTACAGGATGGGGCGAACGATTTACGCCTGCCTCTATTAGTTTTAACGCGATTAAAATTAAATATCTTGGTCGCAATGTTGCTAACACCACAAAAAAATGGCGCACGATTAATGTAGTAATCCGCACAGGTACTAACAGTCATTTAACTGGCTCAGCCGTTGTTGCAGTTGGCAGCATTACAGTTAACCCTGATGCAGCAACATTGTCTGATTTGACGATACTGCTAAAAGATCAGTCCACTGGTGCAGTTAAAACACTCACTAATGCTGATTTTAGCGGCAGCGAGTATTTTATCGGTATCTATGCGATTGCATCGGATGGCGCAGCGGCGGGGATGTCGTTTCCATCTGCTACACAATCAAATACGTTGAGCCAGTCGTACTACATCACCACAGCCAATGCCGTGACAGGTACTTGGTCAACAAACAGTGGAAATAACAGAGTTGGCGTAGATCATTTATTGCTTGGCACACCAGTTGAGAGTACGGCATATACACCTACTCCCGCCATGCTTGCACAGTTAGCGGCTAATCTTCCGCTGTCTGCCCCTACATTAGTAGTGCCGCCTAAAATCTATTTATTACAAGGTCGTGAACGATCAGTATATTTCGATAATGTTATTTTAGATGATGCGGCTACATACGCATGGGATGTATCAGGAGCGACAACAGGTAGTCAGCAAAACGAACGCTACGCGACAAATCCAACAGGCGCAGTAACATCACACACGGCAACATTATCAGTCAGCGACAAACGATCAGGGACTGCTTTGGCATCGGCATCTATGACAGTTGTTGGTGTTGCATCAAGTGCAAATAGCGGCGTGACGAAAGCGTGTTTATTCATTGGTGACTCGCTAACTCAAGACGGAGCAATGACTCAAACCATTCTTGATATTGCCGCTACTGATGTAATGGGTATTAGTCTAATCGGCACGCTAGGCACTGGTAGCAACAAACACGAAGGGCGCGGCGGCTGGAAAGTATCGGACTATGCAACCGTAGGTAGGACGTTTTATTTGTTTAATGTGTCGGGGGTAACTACAGTACCTCAAATCAACTCTACTGAGTACACAAACAATAGCTCAACATTCCGCGTGCAAGAAGTAGCTATTACGGCAGGCTCAGGAACAATTACATGCGAACGTACAACAGGCACTAATGCGCCAAGTGCGTCAGGCACGTTGACTAAATCAAACGGCGGTATTGGTGACTCAACGATTTCATTTAGTGCTAGTTCATCTGTGTCAGGTAACCCGTTTTGGATTAGCAGTGCAGTCAATTTCCCCCAATATCTAATTAACAACAGCCTATCGACCCCTGATACCGTTTTTATCATGCTCGGCATTAATGACGTGTTTTCAGCATCGACAGATGAAGCGGCATTATTGATTATTGATGCAGAGTTGTTACTACTCGATACGCTAATCACGAGCATTAAAGCAACAAACGGCACTATTAAAGTCGTTTTAATTCCGCCAACGCCACCGTCTTATTATCAAGATTCGTTTGGAACATCATATGGAGTAGGACAAACACGTTGGAGATTTAAGCGCAATATTTTACTTTGGGCAAAACAACTCTATGCAAAATATGTCGGTCTTGAAGCAAGTAGGGTTTATATTTGTGCGGCTAATACGAACTTAGACACTGTTAACAATATGCAGACTGCGACAGTTGCAGCAGTTAACAGTAGATCATCAATTACTGTTGCCCGTCAGAATAACGGGGTTCATCCTGCGTTGAGCGGATACCAGCAATTAGCCGATGCAGTTTGGTGTTTTTTGAAAAACAACTAATTAAGCAGATATTAATTATGCGTATAAAACTAGCAACACCGCTATTAGGCGAGTTTCCACGTTACGCAGACGTGAAGCTCCCCGACAATGCAGCAGTCACCGCGCAAAATATGCGGCTGGATAGTGGCGTGCTAAAGCCATTAAACGGCTATACAAAAGGCGCAACACTGGCACTAACAGGTCACAACATTAACTCTATCCACTTGTGGAAGGTAGGCGGTAGTGCTTATTGGTTGCGTTTTGCTGACACGGTTAATGTCATTCGTTCGCCTATTGCTGACGATAGTTATAGCCGTATTTATTGGAGTGGCGATAGTCGTATGGGCGGTTCGCTTCTGTATTCTTATACTCCAGCAGTCTATACAGGAGGCGGAAGCGAATACCCGATAAACTATTACAAGCTAGGTATTCCAGCCCCGACAAATAAGCTAACAACCATATTAGCATCAGCAGCGCCTACGGATGATGTGAGTGCGTCAGCACGATTTTACACCTATACCTATGTCGGAAAATTGGGCGAAGAATCCGCACCCTACGCGCCTCTAATCAATGACCCATCACCACCCGTTGCGCTTATTTGTCCAAATGCAGGGGCAACCGTTCATATTAACGGCATTGTTTTTGATGTATCAGCCGATACAGGCAGGGAAATAGAATCGGTACGCTTATACAGAACGATTGTAGACTCAGCAGGTAATTCTGATTATCTGTTTTTAGATGAGATTACTAAGGTTGACATCTTGGGAAGCATTGGCAAGTACGCTAGTGGAAGATACGTTGATTCTATTGCTGATGATGGACTTTCTGAATCATTGCCTACGACAATATGGGATGAGCCAAGAGACGGAATGTATAGCTTAGGCTTGACGGCCTATGGCGTAGCTTATGCAGCCAAAGGCAAAATCGTCTGTCTATCGGAAGTATTTGTCCCTTACGCATGGCCGCGCAATTACGAGTTAACATGTGATAATGATATTGTGGCTATTGGCCATTACGATAGTTACCTCATTGTGGGTACGACTGGTAGACCAGTGATGATAACTGGCATTGACCCGCAGAACATGAGCCAAGCAGAACTACCCATCATCGAGGCATGTGTATCTGCACGTTCAATGGTAAACATGGGGGCATACGCGATATACGCATCACCTAATGGCTTAGTCATGGCTTCTGGTGGCAATGCTCAACTCATCACTGAGGGCGTGATTACATGTAGAGAGTGGGAAAACTATACCCCATCAAGCATTCATGCGTATGAGAATAGCGGACTGTATGTGTTTTTTTGGTACACAGATAGCACTCACAAAGGTGGGTTTGTCTTTAATCCACGCGCACCAAGCGAAGGGTTTATCAGTCTTAGCTCATGGTTTGTTTCAGGTTATCGGGACATTATTACTGATACGCTATGGCTAATTGATAGCAACAAGGTATTGTTCTCATTTGATACCGACACTACCAATAAATTGACAATGAAGTTTAAGAGCAAACTATTTTCATTTGCTCAATTTAGGCATTTCTTGGCCGCGCAGGTACTAGCTAAATCATATACAGGCATGACATTAAAAATATATGCCAATAATACGCTTGTACATACGCAAACCGTAACTAGCAGAACGGCATTTAGATTACCGCTAGTGCCTAATGCAGAATTTTGGCAATTGGAACTATCCACAACAGATGAAGTGCGCGAGATTTCTATTGCTGAAACTATGCGCGAATTAGGCAACGAACAATAGGGCGTAACCAACATGGCTAATAATCTAAAACTTTCAAATACAGCAGTAAATGCCGAAGCCGATGCACTATCAGTATTATTAGATAATGGCTATTTGCGTATTTATGATGGTACTCAAGCAGCGACAGCAGATACCGCAGTTGGCGCACAAGTGTTACTGGCCGAATTACGGTTTAATGCTGATGCGGCGGCGGCGGCAACAGCAGGAGTATTAACATTTAATGCGATTACTCAGGACTCAAGTGCAAATAACACAGGCACAGCGTCATGGTTTCGGGCATTAAAATCTGATGGTTCTACTGTGTTGTTTGATGGAACTGTTGGCACAAGCGGTTGCGACATTAACATTGCAACTACTGCTATCGTAGCAGGGGCAATCGTTGGTGTTACTTCGGCAGGCTTTACCGTGAATAAAGGTTAATGATATGGAACAATCGCTACAGTCTGTTAGCTTTGATGCTTATGAGCTGATTGATGGCACTTGTTCCTTGTCTCAGACAATCCAATCTGTAAGTGTTGACGCTTTCTTTAGGAATCAAGGCGCAAACCAATCAATTCAAAGCATTAATGCCCAAGCATTTATTCAGATAAATGCCGCAATATCAGCAACGCAGGCAACACAAGCCATTGCCATCAATGCTTTTTATTATGATATTGGCATCGAAGGAATCTTTGTACAGCCGCAACAATCAATGTCAGCCAGTGCATTTTTACGCATAGATGCACAGATGACACTGACACAGCAAAGCCAATACATGACTGCAACAGCCTATAACCTAGTTATCACTCCACCATCACCAGTCGTGGTTATGACCCGTGACAGAATACTTCGGAATATCCGCAACAGAGGAAGCCGCTAATGTTTGGTCGTCGTCGTGATATTCAAATACCTAAAACACCATCATCGGGTGATAAGGCAACACAGAGTTGGATGACTGCCGTAGGTTCAATGCTATCAAAGTATATTGGCGGTGGTAGCAATGACCGCTTAGTGTCGGCAGGTGAATTGATTGATGCAGGTTTAGCAGGTACGGGAACAGGTGGATTCTTAACTTCTCCCCCTAGAAACTTAACCAAGCCTCCAAAGGTTACAGGACTAACAGCCAATGGCGCATTAGCTTCTATTTTTGTTCGGTGGGTTAATCCCTCGTTTAGCAATTATGCCTACACCGAATTATGGCGGTCAAACTTAGATGATATTGGACAAGCAGTATTGATTGCCAGTACAGCCGTCGAAAGTTATACCGATAATGTGGGTAGTGCGGCGACGAAATACTATTGGGCTAGGGCAATATCATCGGCAGGCGTAAAAGGAGATTTTAATGCGGCTAGCGGCGTAAAAGGAACAACAAGCCTAGACCCTGATTATGTGATGCAGGTTTTAACGTCAAGCACATGGAAGCCAAATACCACTTACTATCCGTTTCAGTATGTGCGTCCTACGGTAGAGAATGGTTTTCAATATGCAGCGGTTGATGGTGGTAAATCGGGAAGTGTTGAACCGACTTGGCCTTTATCGGTTGACCCTACAGTAATAACAAATGACGGCACAGTGCAGTGGAAATGCCTTTACATTGAAGACAGAATCCCTTTTGTACTTGGTACGCTAGAAGATGGCACGCCTGCCGTGTTTATGGATACGGCGTATATTAAGAACGCCACGATAACCAGCGCGAAGATTAGCGAGTTAATTGCGGACAAGATTGAAACAGGTAATTTAATTGCAGATTTGCAAGTTAAGAATAAATTGTGGTACGGGTTTAACCTGCCTAATGGCGATTTTTTAGACCCCGAAGATAACTCTATTGTTAGCGGCAAGACTGGATTCTATTTAGGAGTTGATGGCAACAACGCCTTGCCTGTTTTGCATTTGAATACAGGGATAGCCAATGGTAGTAAAAGCCTTCTTTTTGATGGTGTTGACCTAAAGATTAACGTCGATTTAGTCAGTAGTGCAGATGCTAATTTTGATTTAATGCAAGCTGAAAGAGTGGTTGCTAAATTAGCAATATTGGAAGGGATCGCTGTATTTTCTGATTATGTGGCAGAGGCTAATCTTAATATAAAAGACCCTATTGTTTCTCAATATGCCATGTTTGCATCAAGAATATATAAAACTGTTGGCAATAGTGGTGTTTTCAATAGTTTTAATATCCCTAGTTTGATTACAGATTTCAATAATGGAATTATTCCATACAATGAGCCTAGCTTGTCATTATATCGGTTCAGGAAAAAGAATATAAAATTTAAGGTACTAATAGATACAGGAACAGGGACGACAACCCCGACTGGATTAGCAGGAAGGGCATTATTCAGAATAGAAATTATAGACTTTGCTGGAAATGTTTTAGCGACAAGCGATAAGGTCGGCGCAAGTATGCCAAATGGCGTATTTAATGTAGCTGGTGGTGGTTCATTCGCGTACACATTAACATCGGCTCTCTATTCAACAAGCGTAGTTAGAGCAAAGATACTAATATCTGTTAGTGATGATAGCCAACTATTGGCATATACGAACGGTAAAAGACTTAAAGCTAGAATATTTACGCCAGCAGAAGATGTTGGCAGTTGGGGTATTCCTGAAGTCACATATTTGTATTTCGAAATGTATAGCGACGATATTCCTTCATTCTCTCCTGTAAACGATGCAATACTATCGCTGTAAAATTCAATCATCAGTAGTGAAGGCATTTTTTATGAACGAACTAATGGCCAACACGTCACCTGAACGCGAAGCACTAAAAAAACTACAAGCGACACTCGCAACGTGCGACACTCGCATAGATTCAATCCCAATTATTCATCACTTTGCCGATGGCGTGTATGGCCGTGAATGCTTTATTGAGCGTGGTCAATTGATTGCTGGACGGATTCACAAGACAGAACATATTAACGTCATATCGCAAGGTCATGTCGATGTTGTGATTGATAATGTAATAACAGGCGAAATAGTCAAAACAACGTATGAAGCCCCTTGTGTATTTGTTGCTCCAGCAGGAACAAAGCGCATGATATTCGCTAATGAAGATACGGTATGGACGACATTCCATAAGTATCACGGCGAGCAAGACGGCGATAAAATGGCTGATATTATGACGTGGTTCGACTATGATAATTACAACGCAGAAATGCTATTAATGGGCGCGGTATGTTCGCCAAGAATTGAAGGAGAGTAACGATGGCTTACTTTGCAGCAGGCGCAGCAGCAGCCTCTCTCGTTGGCGGTATTTCTTCGGGTAAAAGCAGCAAGAAGCTAATGAAAGAACAGTTAGCAGTTCAGCGAGACTCGTTAGAATTTAATAAGAAACGCTATGCCGATAATAAAGCTCTCTATGGCGAACTTGAAAAGACTGTTGTAGCCTCCGCACAGAAAGGCGTGGTGGCGGACTTAGGCGGAGTCATGTCACGCGCCGCCGCCGATGTGAAACTTCAATTTGCTAATACAGAAGGTGCGCGTTTACGCAATGCTCAACGAATGGGTATTAACCCGAATAGCGGTCGAGCCGATAGCATGGCACGCCAAGCAGGAACAGCCGAGGCATTAGCCGCCGCTGGAAACATTACTGCAAGCCGTGAAGCGGAAAGACGCGATGCTTTAGATAAAACATTTACTCGTCAATTTGCTGTCAATCAACTAGGCATACAGCAAATGAATGGCGCGGCAGGTGATATTAATAATTCTAATGCAGCACTTGCCAGCACTTATGGAAATGCCGCCGCAGCAAAGGCAGCACAAGCGAATTCATTCTTTAGTACAGCAGGTCAAATTGCAGGGATTAAACTAGGTCAAATGGGTGATGCGCCACAAACACCAGCTACGCCACAAACGACAGGCACACCGCTAATTAATCAGCCGCCAAGTACGGCATACCAAAATTTACAACAAGCACGATACTTAACTCCAATGGTATCAGCAGGGCTAAATGGCGATACGGGTAGCGGCATATTCCCAACCGAGCCACCGATGCGTCCTGCCTATTCACTAAAACGCTAAGGGGAAACGTCATGCCAGTTGGTATTGAAGGTTTAGGACAAGGTTTGTTACAGGGCTATCAATTTGGCCTACA